ACTGTGGGGCTACCTCAACGAGGCCCGCAAGTCCGAACTGCTCGGCCGCCCCGATTACATCTCGGAAGCCATGGACAACAGCATCACCGCCCTGGCGGACAACCTGGTGCTGGTGTTCGGCGACTTCCAGAACTACGTGATCGCCGACCGCATCGGAACCACCATCTCCTACATTCCTCACCTGTTCGGAGCCAATGGACGGCCCACCGGCCAGTCCGGCTGGCACGCCTACTTCCGAGTCGGCGCAGACAGCGTGAACGATGGCGCGTTCCGCGTACTGAACGTCACCTAATACCCGGGTGAAGTTCGACCCCAGCCGGCTGCAGAACGCACTGGCTGGAATCCCTACATCAGTCTGGTCGCTGGCCAGCGCCTACACCCAAACCCGCGTGCACCACGGGTACCGGCGTGTAGGTCTGGTCAGCGCCAGGAAGATGCAGAAGCATGCAGAGTTGTTCCAATTCGTTTGGGACGCACTAGACCCAATCTGGGATGCCTGGCTGTCCTGGATTGAGCCCGGCGGGTTCATCGTTCCGCACCGCGACGCCGGGCCCTGGCGCGAACGCTGGCAGGTACCCATATCCGCGGCAGGACAATGGTGCGCCCAAGAGACATTCGCGCCGAAATCTGGCGAAGCGTTCCCCGTGGCGCACTGGGAACCACACGCGGTCGTAAACCGCGCAGACATACCCCGCATACACCTGGTCATAGACCGAGACATCCACGTCGACCGGCCAGCGTTGCCATTCGAGACATTCCCCATCCCGGCTGACATGGCCGATCTTATTGAGAGGAGCCAACAGTGAGCCATCGCTGCATAGACGCTTTTGGTGTGAACTTCCCCGAAGCCCACTTCAGGGTGTACCCGGGCGGATGTGAGGTTGAGGACGATGATCCGATCTTGCAAACCCACGCGTCGCATTTCGTGAAGGTTGGCGAAGCAATTCTGCCGACCGAGACCGCATCAGCGGCACATCCCCGCGCCGTCAAGAAGGCCGCGCCAAGGAAGGCGCCAGCCAAGCCGGCACCTGCCAAGGAAGCCGAATGAGGGACACCCTCTACACCCACAGCCTCTCAAGGCTTGCGCTCACCTCCGCGGCGCGCACCAACGGTACCGTCAACGGAACCACCGTTGATCTAGGCGTGTACGGAAACGACTTCCGTACCGCGCTGTTCGTGATCACCACGGGCGCGATAACAGACGGAACCCATGCCATCACCCTGGAGCACTCCTCGGACAACTCCAACTGGTCAGCTGTCCCCGCTGGACGCATCCAGGGCACCGCACCGTCCATCGGATCAGCCGATGACAACGTGGTATTCGATGTCGGGTACATCGTGGGCACTGAACAGTATGTGCGTTTGGTTGTCACTACCTCAGGTGCCACAACGGGTGGAATATTCTCGGCTGTAGCAGTTCTCGGGCAAGCATCGTCCTCGCCGGTAGCAAGGGCGTAAGTGGCCGAGATTGCACCAGATGACCTGCCCGCGGCAACAAGGGCACGGTACGTCGACGACACAGCAGCGCAAGCGGCCATCAACGCCGTCTTGGCTGCGGCTCGTCGCTGGTGCGGATGGCACGTCTCACCCGTCAGAACCAATGAGGTTCTGGACTTAGACGGTCCTGGTGGGCGCGTGCTGTCCCTTCCGACCATGAACCTGATCTCCGTCTCGTCGGTGACGCAGTTGGGCGTCTCCCTGGACGTATCGACGCTGGACAAGTCTCGCCGGAAAGGGACCATCACCAACAGATTTGGATGCTGGTCCTGCCGGGACGGATCGATTACCGCCACAATCACTCACGGCTACACGGAGACTGAAGCAGCGGACTGGCGCCAAGCCATCATTGATGTGGTCGGCACACGCTCCCTTGCGCAAATCACCAGCCGTGACAGCGGCGACATGAAACGCAAACGCATCGATGATGTCGAATACGAGTGGTTCGAGACATTGGTGTCCACCGATCACGAACTAGCCGCCAAATTCTCGGCGTTCAGGATCCTGCAGTCCCCATGAGCTTCGGCGGCCAAACAGTCACATTCGTGACCGTTTCCGAAACCGGGCAGCCCGGGTTCCTTGGCGTCAAGGAAAAGCAGCGCACCGAAGTATCCGTGGCTGGATGCCACTTTCGGCCGTTTAAGACTGCCGAGTTAGTCACCGAGACCGATGCAGTCACCGAAGTATGGAAGTGCACCGCGCCACCGGAAGCGGCGGCCCTCGCCGCTAAATCAACCGGAGAAGTCAAGCACAACGGTCTGACATTCCAGATCGACGGCCAAATACAGCCCAAATATGACCTCAGCGGCCAAATCGAACACGTAACCATCTTCTGCAAGAGGCAGGCCAGCTGATGGCAAACCCACTGTCCAAGTTCGGCATATCGGATTCCGAACTAGCCGCAGCCATTGCTTCATCCGCCGAGGTTGATGCCGGACTGCGCGAGATGGCCCAGGAAGCCGCCGATTACTGGCGCAGCGTATCGCCGGTCGACACGGGGGAATACGCGGCATCCGTGAAGGTGCAGAAAGTCAAGAACGGGAAAGCGGCAGTGGGAAGCAGGCACTGGCGGGCTCACTTTATCGAGTTCGGAACCGGACCCGACACAAAGGATGGATCTAAGTTCGGCCCGGATACCCCCACGCCCGCTTTCGCCCCTGGAGCCAAAACGGCAGCGCACTATGGCGGCACTCTAGACGCGGACGGTATTGAAGTATGAGCGACCTCCTCGACGAAGACGCCCCGGATGCCGAGGATTTCGTCATCCGTGCCATGGCATCAGTTATGGGATGTTCAGGTGAGAAGTTCACTGGAGATGAATGGCCGTTTTGCATCGTGCAGCGCGTCGCCGGGGATGACCTACCCGAACAGGGGATTGACTATCCGGTTGTCCAGTTGGACTTCTACGCACCAGGTATCCAGGCCGCTAAGGCGGCAGCCAACGAGGGTCATCGCCGCATGATGTACCTCGCGCGAAACCTCGTTGACATCACCATGTCTGACGGCTCTATCGCCAACGCCGACTACGTCAAGACGTTCCAAAAAGCGGTCAAGCTCCCATATGCGAACGATTTGATTCGCCGCTACTCAGCTCGCTACGAGCTGGGTCTCTCATACGTCGCGGTCTAACCGCGCGCGGCCAGATGCCGCACCCCAGCCCAACTTTCACGCCGGATTTCCGGTTCACCACCATCCGAAAGGACAGCCAGCATGGCTATACCTGCAACCGGCACCACGTGGAAAGCCGGCGGCTTCAACGATGTCGACAACCGTTTCCTGGAGCGGGGTGGCCTCATCGCCGCCCTCGTCCGTGACGCTCGCGGTTCGGCAACGAACATTACACCTACCGATGAGAGCGGAACTGTTCTGTGGTCGCCGTTCGCCCAGGACGGACAGCTTCGCGATGACCTGTTCGCATTCAAGAGGGTAGATGGTCAGTGGATCGCCAATCCTGACGCTAACGAGGGATTCCACCTCGTTGGCGCATTCAAGGAAGGCGACGGCCCGAAAAAGAAGGGCAGCCTCGACACCGACGACTACATGATCGAGCAGTCGAACTTCCCGTTTGACTCGATCATCACCAAAGAAGAGGAAACGTTCTCCTTCACCGCAGTTGAGACATTGAAGCCGGCGTGGAAGCGGCTGCGCAACAACCTGCGCCTGAATGACGTCAACGGTGTGTCACTGTGCGAGGACCCCGGCCTGCAAAACGCCGTATGGGTCAAGCCCCTGGAAGCGGACTTCGTTGACCGGCAGGTGCTGCTGCTGCGCGCCCGCAAGGTCGGCGGCAAGTTCATCTACACCTGCACCGGATACGCCTGCGCCCGCCTGTCGGATGTGGGCGACGCTCAGATGGGCAAGAAGGACGCCGACGCCGCAGAGCTGACCTTCAAGGCCATCCCGGACGGCTACTTGATGGGCTTGGTAGATGGCGAGTACGGACCCGCCATCAAGGCCGAATGGGCTGGCGGCGACGGCTGGTCCGCGCTCGGCGGCGTGCCTGTTCTTTCAGCCACCGCACCCGTTGCCACGGCTGGAACAACCGGCAAGGCGACGATCGTCTTCGCCGACCCGACCGGAACTGGCGACCCGTGGACCATCACCGCGGAAAGCACCGTGGACGACGGAACCACCTGGCTGCCTGCGGTTCTGGACACCCCCGGTGCGGTCACCTCGACCGGTGGATCCACCACAGTCAAGGTCAAGTCCGTCACGGCCGGTTCTACCAAGTTCCGCGCCAAGGTAGTTGGCACCAACGGTGCTTCGGCATACACGCCGAAGTCCAACGCCGTCACCATTTCCTAACACAGACCTCACCTGGCGGGCGTATGGGCTGCGCCCGCCAGGTGAGCTCCACCTGCAGCCCATAGCCCGAAAGGCACACCATGACCTCCGAAGATTTCAAACGCCACGTCGTCAATGCGGTTGACGCACGCGAACAGGCCAGTGAAGGCCGGTACAGCTTCTTGCGCAGCGAGTTCCGCAGTGCCAAGCCGACTTCCGAACGACCCGAAGGGGAAGTGTTCGAGATCCCCCACAAGGATCTGTTCGACAACGACCAGCAGGACCGCTGGGATGACCTGCAGGATCAGATCCGCCAATACGATCGTGAACCCGACGTACTCGCCCCGGACGGCACTCTGATCGCCAAGGGAAATCTGATCTACCCCCACCACCTAGGCGGCGAACGCGTGAAGCCGTCATGGCCGGAACGCCTCGCGATCGTCCTCTGGGGTGAGGAAGGCGCGGCCCGCGCCAAGGCCGGCGGAATCAACTTCAACGAAATCGAACTCGTCTGGGCCAAGCAGAAGTACGAAATGGATGAGCGGCTGAAGAACGACTCCAAAAGTGCTTCTAGCGGTGGCGGTGTGGCGCCAACACCCAACTGAGATCGAAGACCTATTCCTTGACAAGGGACTAGACATAGGCGACTGGCACAGAGGTCTAATCTCCAGCCGGCGCCTACTGGTCATCTGCAGACACGCCCCAGAGGACGGTCCCTACAAAACCGCGCTGCGGGACGGGGATTACCCCGAATGGGTGCAGATGCTCAAGGAAATCCACAAAGAGATAGCCCTGTATCGGGCTAGTAAGTACGTCGGCGGAGACCACGAATACATCCCGCAAGTGTTCCTTTCCCTACCGGAGCGAATCGAACATTTTGGCCGGGAAGCCGCTGAAGCCGAGTTCATTGAGGAAGCCCGCGAGGGCTTGTTAAGCGACCTGTTTTGACGGAGGTGAGTCGTGCCAGTAATTCTTCCCATTGAGGCACGGCCCGATAACCAGTCATTCAAGCGGGCCGCTGATCAGGCTGTGCGGATCT